GACTGCTCGAACCTGGCCCGGACCACTTTGCCACTGAAGATCGTCACCGCGAGGTCCTCGTTTCCGCGATGGGCCCGATAGACGGTCACTCCGACCGGTGAGGACGGCAGATCGCCGATGAACAGCCCTGGAACCGGGTTTGCGCGGGGGAGGGTCAGTTCGATCGTCTCGCCGGTGTCTTCCTGGGAAAAGTCCAGTTCGCTGCGCACGATGGCTTCAGGGGCGAACACACCAGCGGGCAGGGTGATGGCCCGATCTGCCGAGGTATAGAGCCAGGTGTTTGTGCCTTGGGTGAACCGGAACCCCTCGATGGGTTGGCCCAGGTAACGGCTCTTTTCTCTTGAGTCAAAGGTCACAGGGGTGCCTCCAAGGGAAGTTCACGGACCTGGATCGTAGCTTCGGCCACTTGCGGGCTCGGATAGGAGATCTCGACGCGGTCGTCCTCCAGGCGGCAGAACTTCAGGAACGACAGCACGGTCTTTCCCCGTGGGTAGTCGCGGATGGCCACCGGATCGAGCGTGAGGGTTTCGGTCAGGTAGTTCGCAGGGTCAGTGGCGGTGGTGATCTGGCAGTAGTCCATGGTCCCATCACCCAGGGACCAGATTGCCAAGTGGCGCCTGGCTCCGGTCGTGCCCCACATCTGCTGTTTGTACCGGACCCACGAGATGGTCACGCTCGACTGGTTCTGCGGGACGTCCTCGGACAAGGCGAGATCCCACTGGAAACTGGGCAGCCAGAACGGGACGGCCCGGCCCTGGCGGGCGTCGAGAAAATCGCGCATGGCCGTGATCTCGGCCCGGCCGATAGCTGTCCAGGTAAATGGGCGCGAAGGTGCGGGGGCAGGGGCTTGGTCGTCGGTAACACTCCGACCGGTTTTCGAATTGAGCAGCACGAACTTCCGCCGCAGTCGCTCTTCGAAGGCACCGACTCGGTTGTAGTTGAGCTCCAGGACGTCGAAACCGAGATAGCTCATGGCCGGAATCCCTCGATGTCAAAGGTGAGTGCGGTTGAACCAACGGTGAGGGATTCCCACGTGAACGCCTCGTCGGCGGAAAGGCGGCCGACCACCACGGGCAGCACCGCAGTCTCGCCTGCGGTCCAGTCATTCAGCAGGCCGAAATTGAGAAGGATGCGGTCACCCAGGACGCTATCGACCGTCTGGACTTCCCACCTGTAGGGATCGGCCCAAAGAAGGACCAGGCTGCCCGGTTCGTAGGGGATGTCGGCCGTGTCGCAGATGATTTCGTGGTCACCTACGATGGCGTCCTGCTGGAGTTGATTCTGGAACTGCCAGCGTCCCACACCGAAGACACGCGACTGATTGCCGAAGAGAATCGCGTTTGCCATTTGGGCGTCGCGCAAGTCACTCAGGAGGGTCGAGTAGCGGATCGTGCCGATCGGAATGGCGCGCAGTTGGATGCGTTGCTCCATGCCCCGGTACGAAACCAGGATGTCGGTCATGAACCCAAAGGTCTCGGTTACCGGTTGAGCCCAGTTCGGCGGGAACGGGAATGGGATCAAACGGAAGCCCAGCAGCCTGATATTGGTGCCCAGCGGATCGACGCCCGTGAAGATCCACGTGACCAGGTTGTCGATCAGGGGATCGCCATCGGCCAGGGTCTTAACGTGATAGACCTCGGAATCGGAAGCCGCGAAACTGGCCGGTTGCCCGAGATGGTCGATCACCTCGATTCCCGAGGGGCCATCGACGGTGATCTGCTCGAGGGTCTGCCCATGGATCAGGTCGGCGTTCCAGACTTCGACCTCCGCTTCCTGCTCTGAGACCACGGCCCCGAGGTCGTACCGGCGGGGGATCACGTGGATGCGTCCGAGTACGGCCAAGCCGTGGACAGGTGCCGTGCCACCAATCTTCTGCATCGCTGCGGGCCGTGGATCGGCCAGAACCGAGAACACGCCGCCTTTCATACCCACCACGTGCATGGCGTGTACGGTTGGAAGATCGAGACTTGCTGCAGAAAGATCCCCTGAAACCCCACTGCCGGGTCCAAGGAACAAAGGCGGCGGAACCTTGACTGCGATGGCCATCAGGCTGCCTTCCGGACCGCGAAGAACGGAAAGAGCATGTAGTCCTGGCCACCCACCTGGTAGATGTCACCGGCGCTGAACCCGTTGCCCACAGCTTCGGTCCAAAACACCGTCGGTGGGTATCCGATGGGCGCCCATCTGTCGCCGGGGTCGGTTTCCATATAGCAGTGAAGTGGGAGCAAGAGAGCCCCACCGAAGGCGCTTTGTAGGGTTCGTTCGCCTGGGCCACCAGATCCGTCATCCCACAGGTACTGGTAGTTGACGTACTGGTCCTCCTCCATCTGTCCCTGGGCGGCGAGACACTTGTTCAGCGCGTCACGCATCCGGCGGCCGGTCCAGCCGTAGCCTTCATTTTCGTCTTTGCAGTCGCCGATCCACCGGCCGGACCAGGAGGCCGCATCCACGCGCACGAACGCGGTGCAATGGGTCTGACTGATGCCGGTGGTCGTCGAGTAATCTTCGTCGGTGTGGGACATCGGCGGGTAGGCGGTCAGGTCGAACCCGCGCCGGTTTCCGGCCGGGACGACTGCGGATTCGGCGGTGTTGAGCTTCGTGCTCGAACTGGCGAAGAAGTAGGGGAACGGTTCAGGCAGAGTTGCCCGCTGCATGGTTGGTCCCCAGCCCATATGACAGAAGATGCTCGGCGAGCGCTCGACCACCACGGTGATGTGGTCGTTGCCGTCGTCGAAGAAGTGGTAAGCGGGCACCGATCCCTGGGGCAGATTCACTCCACAGCCCGATGTGCTCAGGTCGTAAGGTCGCAGCGGCCCGCCAGGTTGGCTGTCCCAGGAGACAAGATCGTCCCACCCGGTGCCGAGATACAGCCCGATGCCGTAGCCACCGTCGCCCAGGTCGTGATACCCGCCGCTTCCTTTGGGCCAGAGGTTCTCATCCATCGCGGCCCGCAGGTTGACGTGCAGGCTGCCGGCCTTGGCCAGATGCGCCCGCCAGCCGGACCCGTCCGCTTCTGACAGGTTCACGGTCCAGCCCTGGCCCGATAGCCAAGTGACCAGCGACTGTAGCAAGTCGGTGGGTGAACTGCTGATTCCTGTCTGGTAGGAGGCGGCCATCAGTCCAACCCCACAGCGCAGAAATCGTCACGGTCATTGCGGAAGACGTTGGGAATGACGATCCAGTCGACCTGGCCCTGGCGGATCAACGTTTCGGCGGTCAGGCCTTGGCCGGTGACCAGGGCAATGCCCGGCAACTGGCCGGGCGTGTTGTAGCCGTTACCAACCTCCCCCAGCATCAGCATCACTGGCCAGAGGTCGTAGTTGCCATCAGGGCCGGGGTCGAGCTGCGAAAGGCCGCAGCGGGTGGGCCAGATGATGTGGTAGTTCGTGTTCGGAGTTGTGGCGATCCCGTCGTAGAGCGATCCCTCCAGGGCTTTCCAACTGCCGTCGAGGTTGCGGACACGGAGTTGGGAATCCCAGGGGTCACGTTCTCCGGTACCGACCATAGAACTGCCCACGTCGGCGTGGGTCGGGATGCGATGGCGGTTATCCGAGAGCGACCACCGGTAATCGGTGTCGTTCCAGTAGGAGAACTCGCCGTGGGTCAATGAGCCGCCGAGCACCAGGGGATACGGCCACTGGCCCGGTGAGTAGTAGGGCTCGAGCAAGCCGAAGACCGCGATCTCGTACTGGGTGGAGATCTTGGCGATCACGACGGCGCGACGGCCGTCGCAGACGAACCAATAGGGGATGCTCGCGTTCCACAGCGGGAGATAGAGGTTCCCCTGAAATCCCGCCTGCTGGTAGAAGCGGGTCGAGGAAATCCAGCCGTCCATGCCCGCGATCTCCCAGTCGTAGTAGTCGGCGTCCTGGCGCTCGAAGGCGTGCATACCGAGGTAGATCTCGGATGCGCCATCGTTGCCGGGGGCCTGCCAGGCGTATTCGTTGAAGCAGGCGTCAACGCCGTCTGACTGCCGGAACATCCGCAGCGATCCCATGCGGCACTGGGTGTAGCGGATCGAGGTGATGTGCCAGCGGTACCGAGTGGCCGACACCGGAGAGGCAATATCAAAAGTCTGGGGAACTCCATCGACGAAGTGGATTCCGGAACGGGTGTCGAGCGTGACCCAGGCGCTGCCGTCCCAATACTGCATCTCCCAGTAATCAGGATTTTGTCCGGTGGTGTCCGCAGCGGTGAGCTCATAGGAGGCGATGATTTCGGGCTCGAAGAAGGTGATTTCCACATCTTGAGGGATCACCACGGTGTCGTAGATCTGCCAGGAGCGGTTGGCAAGAGAGGCGATATTGAACGGCCAGACGTCAACCTTTCCATCGACGAGGTTCTGGGCTGCGTAGGAGCCCTCATTTCCTTGGGTGGCCAGGATACGGCAGCCACGCGAGCGTCTGAGGCTGGTCCACTTAGGCGCGGTCGAGATGGTGAACTGGTCGCCGGCCACGAAAGGGGCTGCACCGGCGGTGATCAAGAACTCCAGGTTGGCGTGACTGAAAGGCGTGCCGACGGTGGCAGGCCCGATCGAGCCCGTGATGCTGCCTGTCACGTCGAATGAGGTGGCCGAGGTCGCGGTGATGGTGAATGTTTCAGCGACCGAGGATGCCCCACCGGAATATCCGGTCAGTGTGCCGTCTCCAGTCCCGGAGTAGGCGAGTCCGAAGGCTGATCCCTTGGCCGTCAGAAACGTGTTCAGCCTTTCGAGCAGATCGTTGTAGTCAGTGGCGGTTCCAATCGAAAACATGGCTACGTCCCCAGTGCCGAGCGGATGGCGCGGCGGTTCTTGGACATGGCCTTCACCAGAACCCGTTGTCCGGCTGGGCTTTCCAGGTGGCGCAGGACTAGGCCCTCTTCGAGCCCAACAAGAAGTTGGCTGTCCTGGTTGGGTTGCTCGCTGGTCGCGGCACCCTGGTCAACCAGGCCGCCCTCAGCGAACCTGGGCACAGGCGCCTCGATCATAACCGGCACCGGAGCCAGTGCTCGGGACCCGTGCCGGTTCAAATCTTCCAGGTGGCGCAAGACGCCAGGCTCGCGGACCACGGCGGCGCGCACGAGGTATTCCCCACGGGAGAACCAGGCCAGGTTGGAGTCCGACGTGCCGGTGCCGATGCCGCCCAGGACGCCACCAGTGGCCTTCTTTTCAGTTCCACCGATCTGTCCGCCGCCGCTGAACACCCCGGCGATCTTCTTCATTATCGCGGTGGCCAGTAGCTGGGCGGCCATCCGTTTCAAATCGGCGATGATCGACAGGGCCATACTCTTGAAGGCATCGCCCAGGGATTTCGCGCCGGTGATCCCGGTGTCGAAGAACTCGGTCAGGGCGTCCCTGCCGGAATCGACCGCGGTCTTGCCAAAGGCGGCCAAAGAGGCCCTGGCCCCCTCGACCGCGAATCCGAGATCACGGATAGACGCGGTGAACTCGCGTGCCTGGGCAATTCGCTCGGGATCGCCTGTGGCCCAGGACGCCTGCTCGAGAGCCTCCGCGAGCGACTGGAGAGAAGCCAGGCGTTGTTCTTCGATGGCCTGGATCTGCTGCTCGCCTTCGACCTGGGATAGCAATCCAGCCGAGACACGGGCCTCAATCTCAGACAGGGCGGCGTCCATGTCCGCGAGCGCACCTTGTGCTTGGCGCTGGACTTCTTCGAAGTTGGCCCCGGATTCAAGGGATCGGCGCAAGCGGTTCAGGGTAGCTTCTCGCTCGGCATCCGAAGCACCTTGCTTTTGCAGCAGGAGGTCGGCCTTGCGGATCTCCTCGTCGATTCCCAGGAGGGCTGCCTCGTGACGACGGCCTTGGGCCTCCAGCAGGGTCTTCTCAAGTGCCAGGCGCTCCTGGGCGAGTTTCTGAACTGCGTTCCGCTCCTCAAACAGCATGGCCGCAATACGTTCCTCGTGGGTGAGGCGTGCCTTGGCAAGCTCGGTATCGATCTTCCCCTGTTCCTGAAGCCTGCGGCTGGGGTCGATCTCGCTATCCAGAAGCGCGCGCTTCTTATTGAGGACCTCGATCTCCTTTGCAAAATTCTCCTCCGCTACCTTGCGCCTGCTGTCGTAGTACTGGCGGACATTCTGCAGTCCCTTGTCGAAGGCGCGTTTTTCTTCGGCGTTGCGCAGGTTGGCCATGGAGCGAACCAGGGCCAGCTCCCGGTCCAGGGTCATCTGCAACGCTTGGGCTCGCTTGGCAGCCAGGATAGCCGGATCTTCAGGCATATCACCCGCAGGTGCTTCTTTTCGCGCCGTGGGCTCAGGTGGTGTGGAAACCGTGATCTCGAACCTGGCTTTGAGCCTGTCCATCAGGGCTTTCTGCTCGGCGGTGATCGCTTCGCCCGCGGTCTTGAGGTATGCCTTGGCTTCATCGAGATTGCCGTGCAGTAGCTCCCACACCGCCCGGACACTGGAATCGATCCGCATCAACAGGAATGAGATGGCGGTTCCGACCAGGTCGAACGCAGAAGAAACCACCGCGACGATGAACTTGACCACCAGGCCGATCCCCTGGCCAAACTTCTCCCAGGCGTCGGTGGTCTGCTTGAGATCCCCGCTCATGATCTGTAGCGCTTGGGACAACTGCGGGACGAGGCCCGCGGCAAGCCGGGTGCCCAAACCTTCACTTTGAGCCTTGAGCAGCTCGAAATCGTCGTTCATCTGGCGTGCGGACTCGGCGAGCCGGGTGTCGATCAGAACGCCCAGTTCGCGGGCCCGTTCGGTGACCTTTGCCAGGCCTTCGTCCGCCAAGGCGTTCATCGTCGGGATGAGGTTCGCGCCTGCCCGCCCGAAGATATCCATGGCCAGCTTGGTCTTTTGCAGGGGCGACGGCAGGGCGGTGATCCGCTGGGCGAGCAGTTCGAAGATCTGGACCGAGTCCTTACCCTTGAAATCCTTCAGCGTCAGGTTCAGGTCCCGTAGCGTGGCCACCGCTTTAGGGTTCCCCTCGGCGGCCTCGCCGATGAACTTGTTCTGTTTCGCGAGGGCGGACCCCATCTCCTGGAGACTGGAAGACGAAGTTCGCACGATCAGGTGCAACGCGGACAGGTTCTCGGTGGATGATCCCACCTTCTGACCGAGTTTCTGGATCTGGTCCGCGGCGTTCACCGAAGACTGGATCCACTGCTGAAACTGACGCACACCAAGAACCACACCCAAACCACTGAGCAGTGACGTGGTCGATCCCAGCACCCGGTTCAGCCCCAGAAAGCCACGGGACCCGCCGGCAGCGGCCTTCTTTCCTTCGGCCTGGACCTTTTTGAGGGCACCTACGACCTCGGCCACGCCTTCAGCGGATAGTTTGACGCGTACATCAGGTGTGGCCATCGGTTCTTCGACCTTTCAGGATGTCCGGCACCTGTGGCGGGCGCGGACGCGAGCCCTTGGCTGCGTGTGGAGCCAGGACGCACCAGCAGAGGAAACGGTGACGGTAATCCAGCAGCGCTTGTTCTTTCATCGCCCCGCGGTAGGCCTCGAGGGCGACACGGAGCGGCCAGCGGTAGATTCGCTCGGCCTGGTCGTGGTCACCTGCGGCGAGTTCCTGAACGAGCTCGGTCCAGGGGCCGTACCTGCCTGTCCTGTCTTCTGTTTGTTGGTTTCCGGGATCGCCTCGCCTGAGGACATCTTCGAAGTCCACAAAGAGACGATCCCGCTGTCGAAAAAAGAGACAAGCAGGGACAGGACCAGACCTCGTACTTCCGCCTTGTCCTTGGGGTTGCGCAACCCGCCGAGGAAACGCGCGGTTTCGTCGCTCATCTGCCGGGTCCACACTTCTCCGGCGTCCCGGTCTTGAGGTGCTCGGTCCTCAGGGACCAGCAAGCACCCCAGGAGGTCGAGGATCACCCCGTTTTCGATCGTTGTTTCCAGGAGCCGCCGGGCGAAGTCCTCCGGGTTCTCGCCCTGGGCCATGGTGATCTCGTCGATCCGGGCCTGTTTTACCAGGGCCAGGAACCTGAAGTCCTGCTCCACGGTGGACTCTGTGACCGGCAGGAAGGTCCTGCCGCCCAGAATGTGTTTCTCGCTCATCACGCGTTCCTGATCAGCCGGTAGTGCGGCTCGTTAGGGTGGTTCGCAGCGTCGGATTCGATATCACCGGTCAGGGTGAAGCTCGCGTATTCGTCACTGATGAAGCCGATGGCCCCGTCAGCGCGGATCGAAGCACGCCAGATCTCGCACTCGTACTTGGGACCACGGGCGGGGTCGCCAACGAACCGCAAGTAGCCCTTGATCGAGGTCTGGGTCATGCCGCGAATGGTCGGCAGGGCGATCGTGCCGTAGGTGAAGTCCACCTCGATGTCGGTGCCATCGGTGATGGCTCCGTCTTCGACGATGTAGATGCGGCCCGTTACGGCATCGACCTTGTAGTCGTCATCCAGATCATAGGTGGGGGTGCCGCCAGTGCCGGTTACGGTGACAGCACTGACCTGGCGCATGGACAGCGGGTAGTACCGTCCCTGCTGGACTCCTGAGATGGCCTCAGCCGTTACCGTGGATCCGGTCTGGGTCAGGGTTGCCGTATCTCCGAACAGGACCATGGCGAGGTTTTCCTTGGAGAATTCATCGCCGACGATCCGCAGGGCCAACGTGGTGCGCAGAACGTCAGAAGCGATCAGGTCGGCCGACCTGTCCGCGCTCGAGTACTTCTTGATGTCCTCGCTGGTGGGGGTGATTTCAAACGTGGGGCAGTTGCCCAGGAACAGTTCACCTGTGCGCTGGCCGCTGGAGTCGAACCGATCGAAATAGATCTTTCCCCTGCCGAGCAGGATGTTGTTGCCGTTGACTGTTTCAGGCATGGATATCTCCCTCTCAGGTCAGACTTTCGGGGTCACCGGCACGGGTCTGGTACTCGATCCGAAACGACTGGGTGGCCCGGCAGAACGAAGTCTCGCCCTGCTCATACTCGAATTTTGTGCCGAGTTCATCGGCGGGGTTGTTGGCCAGCCCGCCAAAGTTCCCGGCGGCGCTCAACGCCCCAGTAACCCAGGCGAGGATCGGGTCAGCCGCCTTGTCCGGTTCATCGCCTGAGTCGGCCTTGGTCAGGACTTCGACACTGAGCAGAACGGTACGCCTGACGATGGGGCCACGACTGATGGCACCCGTTTTGGCGTCCCGCATGGGCTCGACCGTTTCGATGGCCTGGTAGATTGTCAGGGCAGGCAGCTGGTCCGCGCTTGGGGAATCCAGGCGTGTCCGTACAGGCGTGGGGATCCCCGCAGGGATGCTCGTGGCAATGGCGGTCACGGCAGCCGTGGTGATCTGTTCTCTGATCGTGCTCATGGTTTCCTCAGCACTACGCGGGCCATGGCCCCGTCCCCGTAGGGCAGGACCTTCAAGACGGTGTAATCAGTCCCGGCCACGGTGATCGATGCGCCTGAGGCCAAGCTTGGCAACGCTCCGCTCTGGATATGCACGACCACGTCGGCCGCCACGACAGCAGGCATTTCAGACCCGAACAACTCGACCGCCTCCCGGTCCAGCAGACCGGTCACCTTGGCATCGCCGAGGATGACCTCGACGCCTCCACCGGCTGTCGCCAGGTCGGCCATCATCACGCTGATGTCCGATTCGCCGAGAAACACCGGTCAGCTCGCTTTCCTGATTCCCACGAACTCCACGCCGAAGTCGAACGACGGCGAGGTGCCGGCGATCGTGCCAACGACACGCAGATAGCGCTTCAGGTCGGCCGCGTTGACCTTCATGACCTTCACGCCGGCGGTCTCGGCCGCGTCAGTGACCTGGGTGAAGGCTCCGCTTGTCACATCGACATAGGCTGAATCATCGTCCGAGTGCTGGAGCTTCACATCCAACGTGGGGCTGGTTCCGCTGCCTGCTGATGTGTTCAGCAGCACGAGAGCCACTCCCTCGTAGTCCAGCACGTCGATCCCGGTGCCGGTCAGAGTCGCCGTTCGCTGGTCCGCAGGGGCCAGGACCGTGCCGGTGGCCTGGGCCAACGCGTTCAGTAGGTGAGTCATCGAGTTACCTCCTGCCGGCACGGGGCCGGCTTTTGCGCCTTTTGGGCGTTTCGGTGACGGGGTCCCGGTTTTGGGTGACCGGGTCCTGGTTCGTGACTGCCACGGGCCCGGAAGCCTCCTTGCTCTCCGGCCCCGGTTCAGGTTTATCCGGAATGACACGGGCGTAGCCCATGCGGACCTTCTTCCAGGCCTCAGCCACAGGCAGGTCCCTGGGGGCTACGAGGACCTGACCTGGGCAGACGTCGTTTCCTTCGCCGCCCAGGCAGTGTCCAGTCGTCACCTCGATTGTGAGCTTGCCTTGCTCGGTCATGCGATCCATCCCTCTATGCTGTGCTACGCCAAAGTGGCACCGGTTCCCTTGACGAACGATTCGCCACGGCGGACCGCGGTATCGCCCATCGAGTAGCTGGTGATCAGGATCTGGCCCCGGGCGGCCTTGGTCACCACGTCGACCACGATCTCCAGATCGTTGCCCCACATGCCCACCAGCAGGTCATTCCAGTTGCCGAAGATCAGGCCGTGCTCGTTGGTGCCTGCCCCGAGGGTCTTGGAGATCTGGTTGGTGGTGCGGGCGGGATATCCGCCGAGTTCGCCTTCGCGGTAGGTGCCGGCCCACAGGAACACCGGGTAGCCGCTGACCAGGGGCGTGCGCTTGAGCACGCCGGCCATCAACGGGGTGGTCATCCAGGACAGAGCTCCGAGGTCGGCGTTCTTGTCCGCGACCAGGGCGGGCATCGTTGTGATGTCCTCGAGGTCGGGCACGCCGCCCACTGCGTGGGATTGCACGTCCGCCGCGCCGTAGATGCCCACCGGCTGCTTGTCCGTGCCCTTGCCGTGCAGCGCGCCAAGGTCCAGGGCCAAGCCATGGCCGGTGGCCAGGTCGTTCCTGATGTCAGCTTCCACATCGATGGACGACATCACCAGCAGTTGCCGGGGGATCTGCACCTGGCCGATCAGGGTCTTGGGCGACAGGGAGATGTAGCCGTACGCGGGATCGGACTGCGGAGCGTCGGCGGGCGGATTCTCTTCCATCCAGGTCACACTCGGAGCGCCGGTCTTCTTGTTGAAGTACACGACCCCCTGCAGGCCGGGATACAGGCGGGCACCGGCTGCCAGCACCAGGGCGCGGTTGCGTAACAGGTCGATCATGTCGGGCATGATCTGCTGGCCGACCAGGGTGGCACCACCGGTGGTTTCGGTGGTCCCCAGCACACGCTGTTGGTCGTTGTCATGTAGACGCCAGGGGACCAGCACACCGCCGTGATCGCCGCCGGTCCGGTGCTTGGCCAGTTCGGTGTGGACCTCGGCCTCCAGGCCGTCGTACCCGCTGCGCTTGCCATCCATCAGTTCGGCCTGCATACGGATCGCCCGGTGGATGGAATAGCGTTTCTTGTCCCTGGCCGGCATCTCGGCCAGGGCTTCGGCCGAAGGTTGCCCCGGACCATGGGTGCGCACGGCCTTGAGGATCTCACGGGAGACCTGGTCCGGAGTCAGATCCTGACGAATCCAACCGGCCGCCTTGTCGGCCAATCCGTGGGCCTGGGCCATATCCATGATATCGGCGGCTTCCGCCCCGCGGTCACGGACGTTGACGGGTTCAGGTGTCGGCGGAGCCGCCACGGGCTTCGCCTCGGTCTCAGTGCCCCTGGCGGGCGTTTCGACCGCAGCGGGCGGGGTTCCAGCTTCGACACTCATAGTTCTTTCTCCTTCAGGAACAGGTTCTTCGATGGTGAACTCGACCAGGTCCGGCTGGTCGGCGCCGCTCCCGCGGCCGAAGCCGACCTTGTGGTCGGCGGGGATGGGTTCGGTGGAGACTTCGTAGGGCATCCAGTTGCAGCGGTAGGTCGGGACGCCGGTCTCCTTGTCTTTGGAGACCATCTCCATCCCAAGGACCTGGTAGCCGACCGACACGGTCTTGATGTGCCCCTCGCGGAGCATGGTTTCCTGCTCCTGTCCCAGCGGGATCGACGAAAAGCTCGCCATCCCGCGCAGGCGTCCCTGCTTCTGGTCGACCTCGATGTTGTTCACCGAGCCGAAGTGCAGAAGCCGCTGGTGGGATTTGATCAGGGGCAGGCCGTTCTTGGCCCGGGTGAGGTCGATATCCCTGGCGTCATGGGAGAGGACTTCGTCGTACTCCTCCCAGGTGTCCCAGGAGAAACGGCGGACGGGAGCTTCGCTGGAAAACGAGACAGGATAGAGGCGGACTTGTTCTTCGCCGCTGTCTTGGCGGGTCTCGACTTCGACTTCGAAGTCCCGGTACTGGATCCGCGGCACTTTGACGGTGCGCGCCTTGCTGGCTGCTTTTGTGCTCATGCATCCAGTAGTGATGCATCTGAGAAACACCGACCAATCTAAATATGATTTAGATTGGTGGGCTGATTCTGGAAATGGCACCGTGGCCGCATGGCACAAGAACTCTCGACACTTCCTGCGCAGTTCGCTGCTGGCACGACGGTCTGTTACCGCAGACGTTTGGCCGACTATCCCGCCTCCGGTGGTTGGACGCTTCGGCTCCATCTGGCCGGCGCGAGTGTGCTCGCAATAACAGCCACCACAGATGGTGACGACTTCATTGTCACGATTTCAGCCACCAACACGGCCGGCGGATTCTCTCCTGGTCTCTACAAATGGGTTGAGCGGGTTTCGAATGCTGAGGGCGAGGTCTATGAGGTAGCCACTGGCTCAGTCACGGTACAGCCCAACCTGGCTGAAGCCACCGAGGGCAGCGAGCAGGAGTGGATCGAACGGGCCATTGCCGCACTCAGAGCTCATGTCGAGGGCCGCCTGCCTGCCGGGATGGAGAGCTACCAGATCGCAGGCCGGGTTGTTGCCAAGATGCCGGTCAAAGAAGCGGTTGGCCTGCTAACCAGCCTGGAATCCCGCCTCGCGAACCTGAAGAACCCCGATTTTGTCACCCGGCCCGTTCTCGTGTCGTTCACCGGTCCTGGGTTTGAACGATGAATCGGCCACTGTACAGGCGTCTTGGACGCGCCTTCCAATTGGCCTGGCAGGAGCTTCGAGGGAAGCGGGCGGTGTTCGATGGTGCCGGTGTCAACCGGCTGCTGCTTGATTGGATTGCCCAGGCCAGGTCCGCAGACGAGGAAATCCGGGGCGACCTGCGGCTTCTGCGAGCTCGCGCCCGTGAGCTTGGCCGCAACAACAGTTACGTCAAACGCTACTTCCGCCTGCTGGTGAACAATGTGATCGGGCCCATGGGGATCAAGCTCCAAGCCCAGGTCAAAGCCGGGGATGAACCCGATACCACGGCCAACGCTGAAATTGAATCTGGGTGGAACGCCTGGGCCAGTTCTCCGGTCACCGTTGACGGCAAGCTTACTCTGCGCCGCTTCGAGAAACTGATCATCAAGACTATGGCCTGTGATGGCGAGGCATTTGTTCGCCTGTGGTTAGGGTTTGAGGGCAATGCCCATGGCTTGGCCCTGCAGTCCATCGACGCCGATCTGCTTGATGAATCTTTCAATCGGCCCAGGCGTGGCAGTCAGAATGAAATCAGGATGGGCGTAGAGATCGATTCCATCGGGCGAGCGGTTGGTTATTGGGTCTGGAACGCACCTGGGACCGACCTGATGCGCGAGCGCTACTTCATTCCTGCCGATCAGATGATTCACCTCTACGATCCAGAGCGGGTGAACCAGACCCGGGGTGTAACCTGGGTGCATTCGGTCATGGTCCCGGCCCACATGCTGAACGCATACGAGGAAAGCGAAGCTGTCGCTGCCCGAATCGGGGCCTCGAAAATGGGGCTGTTCGAGAAGCGGATCGACTCCCTGGCTGGGGATCTCTCCACAGATCCTAAGCCCGCGACCATGGAGGCCAATCCGGGGACGTTTGAAATTGTTCCTGACGGATATGAATTCAAGGCCTGGGAGCCCGATCACCCGACGGCCCAGTTCCCCGCGTTCATCAAGCAGATGCTCCGCAAGATCGCTTCTGGGTTCAGTGTCTTCTACAACGTGCTCGCCAATGATGCCGAGGGTGTCAGCTACTCCACCATGCGGAGCTTTGCGTTGGTCGAGCGGGACGATTGGCGCTCCATCCAGCAGGATTTCATCGATATGTGGCGCAGGCCGCTGTATTCGGTCTGGCTCGGTATGGCGATGTTGACCGGCAGCTTGAAGCTTCCCTCCCGCGATCCCTCTCGTTACCTGGCCGTTCGGCACCGTCCTCGTGGTTGGCAGTGGATCGATCCGGAGAAGGAGGCCAAGGCGGCGGTGATTTCAATCCAGAACGGCCTGGGCACACGCACCGGGTTCCTGGCGGAGAAGGGCGAGGACATCGAGGACGTCTTTGCCGAATTGGCCAGGGAGCAGGAACTGGCCCAGGAGTATGGGCTGAACATCTCGAGCGATCTGCCGGCCGATACGCAGGGGCAGAAGCAGGGGGATGAAGAGGCAGCCGGTACCGGCAATGCGAACGAGAGCGCATGAGAAACCCATGATGGCCCCGAACGTGGGGCGGAACGGAGAGGTAGAGTCGTGAGGAAAATTGTCATCTGTTTGGTGCTGCTGATCGTGGTCGTGGTGCTATTTCCTCTGTTCGGCCTGGCCGCGCAGGACGGTACCGTCGCCGCGGCTACCGGCTGGGTACCCTTTTATGGCACCGGCCCGGTGGGATCGAAGAAAGCCCATATCCTGGACATGTACGCGTTGCCTGACTCGGGGACAGTCTTCATGTCTTTCTGGGCCTACAACGGTGCGGCGCACACCTGGTCACAGCTTAAGCCGAAGACGGCTTTTGGGGATTCGATCTTTCCCCTGAGAGAGGGCCTGCCCGTCCGCTTCATCTTTGAGCCGAACGCTCCGGATGCTGCTCTGCTTTCAGGTGAGGGTAAAGCCGACATGATGTGGGAGTGATCTGTCATGCGAGTTCGGATTCTATGGTTGATTGCCTTCTTCCTGCTTGGAATGGCGGCACCCAAGGTCGTTTGGGCTCAATACGGAGGTTCGGTGCACAGTGGCGGCTGGGCCAACGGCATGGGCGTTCTCCTGCCTCCGCATCGAGCTGCAGAACCCATTGTACCGGTGGCTCTCGCCCTTTCGGGGCAGACATCTTTCACCGCTGGTGGCACCAACGCCTTCGCTGATCTGTACCTCAACGCCCCGATGTCAGAAGGCAGGGGGCGAATACGAATCATCCGCATCAGCGACTCCACGGTGGTCGGGACGAGCGGCTGGACGAGTGCGTCGTTCAACAGTGTGTACATAACCAGCCTGGTAGTCGGAACGACCTACCGTGTCGAGGTTGACCTTGAGGCCCTGGCCCCCGCGTGGCTGAGCGTACCCTGGTTCACGATGATCGCCTCCTACGTTCAGCCCGGCAAATACGACCCTCCATATGACTTCTACGAGGAGCCCTAGCAGCGATGAAGGAAGGTATTCGATGGAACACACAATTGATGTAGCCCGCAGCTTCGGGCTCGGTGGGCTGGGGCTGATGGCGACGATGATGGCCGTGAAGTTGGCCGTTCAGGCGCTCGACCTTGCCAGGAATCAGCTATGGCGCCGTGGCGGTGGCAACGGATCGAAGGTCGCTTTCGATGAACTCAAGGTCGTCTGTCCGCTCGCACCCGGCCACCATTCCCTGGATGACGTGCACGAGGTTCTGATCCAGATCCGTGCGGGCATGGAGCGAATGAACGAGACCCAGAAGGAAATCGAGTCGGACATGAAGGACAGAAGCCAGCGGCTGTGTGACATCTTAAGTGCCCTCCGCCTGGAACTGGCCAGAAGGGAGGCCTGAGATGAAGGGCAGGGAGCTTTTCGATCGGGCTATCAATGTGGTTCTGGAGCACGAGGGCGAGTCGTTCACAGATGATCCTCGAGATAAGGGCGGGCCGACCAAGTTCGGGATCTCCCAGCGTTGGAACCCGGACGTGAAGGTGCGGGAATTGTCCCGTGGCCAGGCGATCGAGATTTACTGGAAGCGGTACTGGCGAGGACGCAGGTACGAGACTCTGCCGGATGGGATTGCTATCAAAGTATTCGATCTGGCGGTCAACCTGGGGCACAAGACTTCGGTGACCTGTCTTCAGCGTGCCCTCCATGCCTGCGGAATGAAGGTGGCAATTGATGGGCGGCTCGGACCGCAGACCAGCGGCGCGGCCGGGCTGGCCAACCAAGAGGCATTGATGGCGGCTTTGAGATCGGAGGCTGCCGGGGAATACAGACTGCGGGTGGAGCGGAAGGCAGATCAGGTGGCATTCGAGAAGGGTTGGCTGAATCGGGCGTACGCCTGAGAGGAGCAGATATGGTTGGGGAGATTCTTGGAATCCTGGGAAAAGTTGTAGGCACTGTCGCGGATAGTGTATTCCCTGATCCTGAACATGAATTGAAGCGGATTGAGTTACAGCAGGCCCTGCAGGCGGCTGTGCTGGAGAGGACTTCGGAGATCGAAAAGGCAGCAGCGGATGTCGTAAAGGCCGAGGCCCAAGGCCAAAGCTGGCTGCAGAGGACCTGGCGACCGATCACGATGCTTGTTTTTGTGGGGCTGATTGTGGCCCGCTGGCTTGGCTTTTCGGCTCCGAACCTTGGCGAGGCCGAGGTGCTGAAGCTGTGGGATATCGTCGAGATCGGCCTGGGCGGGTACGTCATTGGGCGGTCGGCGGAGAAGGTGTTGCCAATGGTAGTTCAATCACTGGGGAAGTCTGGATAGAGCCGAACCCACGGTCGTACACTCCTCGCTCTCAAACATGCTAACTCATTGCGGTCCAATATGGTCCGGTATTTATGTTTTGGATACCCGATTGACACAATTACCTTAATATCCTACTCTCGCCCTTGTTGTCCTATTATCACCGATAATGATAGACTACATGACATGAATTCCGACGCACAAACAGAGCGCTGGTACTCGGTGGACGAAATCGCTGCCCATCTTGGAATTGGGCGTGAAACCGTCTACCGCTGGATAGAAAAACGGGAACTACCCGCCCACCGCCTCGGAAAATTCTGGAAGTTCAAGATATCCGAGGTGGATGCCTGGGTTCGGGCAGGAGCCTCTGTACCCAAATCCAACTCGAAGACCCGCAAAAAGGACTGACCCATGGCCTTGAAAAAATCCCAACTCTACAGTTCCCTCTGGCAAAGCTGCGACGAACTGCGCGGCGGCATGGACGCCTCCCAGTACAAGGACTACGTCTTGACGCTGTTGTTCATGAAGTACGTCTCGGACAAGTTCGCCGGCTCGCCTGACGCGTTGATCGAGGTGCCAAAGGGCGGCAGTTTTGCAGACATGGCCGCCCTCAAAGGCGACAAGGAAATCGGTGACAAGATCAACAAGATCATCGGGCGCTTGGCGGAGGCCAACGATCTGAAAGGTGTCATCGACCAGGCGGATTTCAACGACGAGGGTAAGTTGGGATCGGGCAAGGAGATGCAGGACCGGCTTTCCAAGCTGGTGGCCATCTTCGACAGTCTTGATTTTCGCGCCAATCGAGCCGAGGGCGACGACCTGCTGGGTGATGCCTACGAGTACTTGATGCGCCACTTCGCCACCGAGAGCGGCAAGAGCAAGGGGCAGTTCTATACCCCGGCCGAAGTGTCACGCATCCTGGCCCGGGTGGTCGGAATCGGCCCTGATACCCGGCAGGACCAGACCATCTACGATCCAACCTGTGGCTCTGGATCGCTCCTGCTCAAGGCCGCGGACGAGGCGCCGCGTGGCATTTCCATATATGGCCAGGAAATGGATGTGGCCACGTGGGCCCTGGCGCGGATGAACATGATCCTGCACGGCCATGCCACGGCCGAGCTGTGGCGCGGTAACACTCTTTCAACCCCCCATTTCAAGAACAAGGACGGCAGTCTCAAGACCTTCGATTTCGCCGTGGCCAATCCGCCTTTTTCCACCAAGGCCTGGTCCAACGGGCTCGACCCGACCAACGATGAGTTCGGGCGTTTCGAGTACGGCATTCCCCCAGCGAAAAACGGTGACTACGCTTTTCTGCTTCACTTGATCAAGTCGCTCAGGAGCACGGGCAAGGGGGCAATCATCCTGCCGCACGGTGTGCTGTTCCGGGGGAACAAGGAGGCGGACATTCGCCGCAATCTGGTCCAGCGCGGCCTGATCAAGGGGATCATCGGTTTGCCGGCCAACCTGTTTTATGGCACGGGCATTCCTGCCTGCATTCTGGTCATCGATAAGGAGAATGCCCACGCCCGCAAGGGGATCTTCATGATCGACGCCAGCAAGGGGTTCGTCAAGGACGGCAACAAGAACCGCCTGCGGGCCCAGGACATCCACCGCATCGTAGAGGTGTTCAACGGGCAGCTCGAAGAGCCGCGTTATTCGCGTCTTGTGCCGTTGAGTGAGATCGCAAGCTCAGCCAACGACTACAATCTCAACCTTCCACGGTACATCGATTCCAGCGAGCCCGAGGATCTGCATGACTTGGATGCCCATCTCAACGGCGGCATTCCCAACCGCGACATCGATGCCATGAATACCTACTGGGAGGTTTTTCCCTCCCTACGCGAGGCGTTGTTCAAGGACAACGGTCGCGAAGGGTACAGCGAGGCTTGTGTTGAGGCGCAGCAGGTAAAGGCCACGATCATCGACCATGAGGAATTCCAAACCTACGCGAAGCGGGTTGGTGAAGTGTTTGAGAGTTGGCGCCAGGCCCATGAAGAACGGCTTATGGATCTGCAAGAGGGCTGCAACCCCAAGGAATTGATACGTGAACTTTCCCGGGATCTGCTCACACGCTTTGCTGATCTTCCGCTGCTGGACCGCTACGACATCTATCAGCGGCTGATGGACTACTGGGAAGATGTAATGCAGGACGACCTATACCTCATTGCTGCCGAGGGGTGGGTGGAGGCCGCTAAACCACGCGGGATCATCGAAGACAAGCAGAAGAAGATCAAGGAGACGCCGGACCTCGTCATCAAACGCAAGAAGTACAAGATGGACCTGGTGCCGCCGGAGTTGATTGTGGCCCGTTATTTCGCGCCCGAACAGGCGGCCATCGAGGAACTGCAGGCAGCACAGGAAACGGCCACGCGCGCGTTGGAGGAGTTCGTCGAGGAGCAGACCGGTGAAGAGGGCTTACTGGCCGATGCCGTCAATGACAAGGGCAAGGTCACCAAGGGTGCGGTGAAGGAGCGTATCAAGGCCGTCAAAGCCGAGCCGGAGTGTGAAGAGGAATGGGAGGCCCTAACGCGATGTCTGGCCCTGATAGAGGCCGAGTCCAAGGCGGGAAAAGCGGTCAAGGATGCACAGGCAGAGCTGGACGCCAAGGTGCTGGCCCACTACGGCGAGCTTACCGAAGGCGAGATCAAGGTTCTGATAGTCCAAGACAAGTGGCTGGCCAGTATTCAAACCGCCGTGGAGGGCGAGGTGCAGCGACTGACGCAGCAGCTTGCCGGTCGGATCAAGGGATTGGCGGAGCGTTACGAAAAACCGTTGCCGGTATTGGAGAGGGAGGTCGAGGAGTTCAGTGCCAAGGTCGAGGGGCATCTGAAAAAGATGGGACTGGTGTGGGAATGAGCAGTGAAACGATGAAGATTAACGACACTGCGAATCAAGATGTGCCGTCAGGATACAAGCGAACTGAGGTGGGGGTGATACCGACCGACTGGGAAGATCGGTCGCTCGCTCAGTTGGGAGGATTCCTTGCTGGGGCTGGTTTCCCCATCCGGTATCAAGGATCAGTTTCGGGCGATTTTCCATTTTTCAAAGTCTCTGACATGAACACTCCGGGTAATGAGTTGTTCATGTGCCAGGCGAATCACTACATCACGGAGGAAATCAGGAACAAGCTCAATGCTATCCGAGTACCAAGGGAAAGCATTGTATTTGCTAAGATCGGTGCCGCCATCTTTCTAGAACGCAAGCGGCTTCTGGCTCAAGATAGTTGCATCGACAACAACATGATGGCGTTCAAGCCAGAAGTTGGTTTGGTATCTCTGCGCTACATGTATTACGTCTTGCTCCACCAGAGTTTTGGCGAACTTGTTGCGACAACAGCACTCCCATCCTTGTCCAGTCGTCAACTCGGAGTAATTAGGGTTGCGGTCCCACCCCCCTCTGAACAACACGCCATCGCCGAAGCCCTCTCGGATGTGGACGCTCTTCTTAAATCCCTTGATGCCCTGATAACCAAGAAAAAGGCAATCAAACTGGCGGCCCTGCAGCAACTCCTTACTGGGAAGACAAGGTTGCCAGGATTCAGTGGGGAGTGGGAGAGGAAGAGGTTGGGAGAGATTGCTGAAATCGTCATGGGTCAGTCGCCAAGCTCAGCATTCTACAACTCGCGCGGCGTAGGTTTACCATTGATTCAGGGCAATGCGGACGTCGAAGGACGGAAAACAATCAAGCGATTTTACACTTCCCAGGTCACGAAGCGTGGGCGCAAAGGGGATGTGTTGATGTCTGTTAGAGCGCCTGTTGGTGAGATATCAAGGGCGACATTTGATTTATGTCTAGGCCGCGGTGTCTGCGCTTTACGGTTTCCCAATGACTTTCTCTTTCATTATTTGATCTATCTTGAGCCGTCATGGTCGAGGCACTCCAAAGGCTCTACCTTTGATTCGGTGAATTCAGCAGACGTACGAAGTGTGGAAATTGAAATGCCATCTAGTTCGACCGAACAATTGGCCGTCGCCACTGTCCTCTCCAACATGGACACCGAAATTACCGCCCTCGAAGCCCGCCGCGAAAAAACCCGAGCAATCAAAGAAGGCATGATGCAACAGCTTCTCACCGGTCGAGTGCGCTTGATTGCGCCCGAACAAAGGGAGACCACCGGATGAAGATTTCGACGATTCTTGACCATATCGATAGCGGCCACATGGCCTTGCCCGAGTTCCAGCGCGGATATGTTTGGAACAGGGATCAAGTGCGGGGTCTGTTCGATTCCCTATATCGCCGCCATCCGGTCGGCGGGCTGTTGGTATGGGTTACGGAATCAAAGACGGCCGATCACCGAGGAGACGGGCAGTTAGCTGCGGGAATCGTGAAGCTCCTCCTTGATGGCCAGCAACGTATGACATCGCTCTATGGGGTTGTGCGCGGAAAGCCGCCGAAGTTTTTCGATGGGAATCCGAAGGCGTTTACCGGCCTGCGTTTTCATCTTGAGCGTGAAACCTTCGCATTTTACCAGCCGGTGAAAATGAAGGATGATCCACTCTGGATCGATGTGACGGAGTTGATGAGTCACGGCAATGCTGGACACGAGGCCCTAGTCGAGAAGCTGGCCGAAGATCCAGCGATCGGAACAAAGGCGGTCAAGTACTCCAGTCGCATATCCCGTATCCTGGGAATCCTCGAAATTGATCTCCACACTGAAGAGGTCACGGGAAGTGAAAAGACATTGGATGTGGTGGTGGACATCTTCAACAAAGTCAACAGCGGCGGTACGAAACTCTCCAAGGGCGATTTAGCACTCGCAAAGATTTGCGCTGATTGGCCAGACGCGCGTGATGCGATGAAGGCCAAACTCAAGGACTGGGCCCAGGCTGATTACAACTTTAACCTGGACTGGCTATTGCGCTCCATCAACACGGTCTTGACTGGTGAGGCAAAATTTCAATTCCTGCATGACCGGAATGCCGACGAGATCCAGGGCGCACTCGATCGAGCTGGCAAGCATATCGACACTTGTCTGAACATGATCAGTGGGCGGCTTGGTCTGGATCACGACCAGGTTTTCTTCGGCCGCTTCGGTGTGCCGGTGATGGTCCGCTATCTGGATCAGCACAACGGCCCTTTGAATGAGAAGGAGCGGGATAAGTTATTGTTCTGGTTCGTTCAGGCCGGTATGTGGGGGCGATTCTCCGGGTCGACTGAATCCTTTATTGATAAGGACCTAGAGGCGCTGGAAGGTGCAGACGGCAGTCTGGATAAATTGCTGGAACAGCTTCGCCTTTGGCATGGGGGATTGAGAGTAGAGCCGGGGCACTTCACAGGATGGAGCGTAGGGGCGCGTTTTTATCCGGTTCTTTACCTGCTGACCCGCATGGGAGAATCTCGAGACTGGGGGACGGGGCTGCCTCTCAAGGCGAATCTTCTCGGCAAGATGAGCAAGCTCGAAGTGCATCATGTTTTTCCCAAAGCGCAGCTCTACAAACACGGATACAAGCGCCCGGAGGTCAATGCACTTGCCAATTTCTGCTTCCTGACCAAGGACACGAATATCAATATCAGCGACCGCTTGCCGGAAATCTATTTCCCCGAGATTGAGCAAAACCACCCGGGGGTTCTTGCGTCGCAGTGGATTCCCATGGATGAGACCCTGTGGAAGATCGAAAGTTTTCCTGACTTTCTCGAAGCCCGCAAGGTGCTTCTCGCTGAAGAGTTGAATAGTCGCATGGGGGAATTGTTGCACGGCGATACAAGTTGGCTTGAGGGGGGGCGTCCGGCTTCTCCGGTGGCGGCAAAGGTTCTTGGTGGTATCACAAGTGAAGCCGAGGAGGAGGCTCTCTTGTCTCTGAACCAATGGATCTCTGACAAGGGCCTAAATCCTGGGGAACTTTCATATGATTTCGCCGATCCGGAAACAGGGGAACAAAGAGCTGTGTTTGACTTGGCTTGGCCAACCGGTATCCAGGCAGAACTCAGCCAGCCGGTGGTGGTTCTTCTCAATGAGACTAGCGAAACCATAGCCTTGGCCAGCCAGGCGGGATTCCGGTGCTTTACGGCTGTGAAGGAATTCAAAAAGTACGTGAAAAATGAGATTTTGGGGGAGGGCGTTGAATGAGCACCGTTGGAGAACGCGAAATTCGTACACAAAAACGTGTGATATCGTTTTTTGTTGACACTCTCGGCTACGATTATCTCGGCCACTGGAAAGATCGCGGGGGTAACAGCAACATCGAGGTTGACCTGCTTACGGCTTGGCTCAACAACGAGGGTCACGGCAACAAGATCATAACCAAGGTGCTGCACGAATTGGACAAGGCGGCGTCCGTAGGTGGCAACAAGACCCTCTACGATGCCAACCGGGCCTTCTACAGCCTGCTGCGCTACGGCGTCAAAATTAAACCAGGAGTGGGCGCACAGAATATCACCGCCTGGTTGATCGACTGGAAAAATCCGCAAAACAACAATTTCGCCATCGCCGAGGAAGTGACAGTTACCGGGGAAAACACTAAGCGCCCCGATATCGTGCTCTATGTCAATGGGCTGGCCCTGGGAGTGCTGGAACTGAAGCGCTCGACCGTGTCGGTGGCCGAAGGCATCCGCCAGAACCTGGACAGCCAGAAGAAGGAATTCATCCAGTCCTTCTTTGCCACGATCCAGCTCGTGATGGCGGGCAACGAGACCGAAGGCCTGCGCTATGGCGTGATCGAGACGCCGGAAAAGTATTGGCTACGTTGGAAGGAGACCGACGCTCACCCCGCAGCCGGCGACAACCCGCTGCTGCAGGAACTGGGCCAGCTATGTGGCAGGGAACGCCTGCTTGAAATCGTGCACGATTTCATCGTATTTGATGCGGGCGTAAAGAAAACCTGCCGTCACAACCAGTATTTCGGTGTGCAGGCGGCCCGGGGACGGGTCGAGCGTCGCGAAGGCGGCATCCTCTGGCACACCCAAGGCAGCGGCAAAAGCTTGATCATGGTCTGGCTGGCCAAATGGATCCGCGAGCATGTCCGTGATTCCCGGGTGCTGATCATCACCGATCGCACCGAACTGGACGATCAGATTGAAAAGGTTTTCAAGGGGGTCGATGAGGGGATCTACCGCACCAAGAGCGGAGCGGACCTGGTGCACGTGCTCGATGCCAGCGAGGAGTGGCTGATCTGCTCGCTGATCCACAAGTTCGGCTCCTCGGAAGAGGGAGATCTCGACGCCTTCCTTGAAGATATCCGCAGTCACCTGCCCAAGGGGTTCCGGGCCAAGGGAGAGGTATTTGTCTTCGTGGATGAGTGCCACCGCACCCAGTCCGGCAAGCTGCACGAGGCCATGAAGGCCCTCTTGCCGGAGGCCATGCTGATCGGCTTCACCGGTACGCCGCTGCTCAAGTCGGATAAGCGCCGCAGTATCGAGACCTTCGGACCATACATCCACACCTACAAATACGACGAAGCAGTGGGCGATGGAGTTGTACTTGATTTGCGGTACGAGGCCCGCGATATCGATCAGAGCATCACCTCCCAGGACAAGATCGATCAGTGGTTCGACCTGAAAACCCAGGGTCTGACGGATATGGCCAAGGCCCAGCTCAAACAGCGCTGGGGCACGATGAAGAAAGTCCTGTCCGCCAAAGGGCGCCTGGAGAAGATTGTTGCGGACATCCTGATGGACATGGAGACCCGTGATCGCCTCAAGAGCGGGCACGGCAACGCCATGCTCGTTTCCGGCAGCATCTATTCGGCCTGCCTGTTTTTCGAGATGTTTCAGAAGACCGATCTGGCCGGAAAATGCGCCATCGTCACTTCCTATGAACCCTCCCCCGCGGACATCAAAGGGGAAGAAACCGGTGAAGGACTGACCGAAAAACTCCGGCAGTACGAAATCTACCGCAAGATGCTGGCGGACCATTTCGGCGAGCCTGAAGACACGGCCATGCACAAGGTCGAGCAATTCGAGCAGGAGGTGAAAAAACGTTTCATCGAAGAGCCTGGGCAGATGAAGCTGCTGATCGTGGTCGACAAGTTGCTGACCGGTTTCGACGCGCCCCCCGCGACTTATCTCTACATCGACAAGAAGATGCAGGATCACGGCTTGTTCCAGGCCATCTGCAGGATCAACCGTCTGGATGGAGACGACAAGGAGTACGGTTACGTTATCGACTACAAGGACCTTTTCGGCTCCTTGGAAGATGCCATCAAAGACTACACGGGTGAGGCTTTTTCCGGTTTCGATGCGGCCGATGTTGAGGGCCTGCTCAAGGATCGGTTGGAGCAGGGTCGGCAACGCTTGGAAGATATGCGCGAGGCGATCAAGGCGCTTTGTGAGCCAGTGGAACCACCAAAGGACACGGCGGCATATCTTCGTTACTTCTGTGCCGTTGAGAGTGGCAACGCAGAGCAGCTCAAGGAAAACGAACCCAAGCGGGTCGCACTCTACAAACTGGCTGGTTCGTTCCTGCGGGCCTATGCGAACCTGGCAAACGAGATGCGCGAGGCCGGATATTCCGATGCAGAGATCCAGGAGTTCAAGGCCGAGGTCGGACACTACGAGAAGGTTCGCGAAGAGGTAAAGCTTGCCAGCGGTGATTACATCGACATGAAGATGTACGAACCGGCAATGCGCCATCTCCTGGATACCTACATTCGGGCTGAAGAAAGTGAAACGCTCTCGTCTTTCGACGATATGACTTTGGTTCAGCTGATTGTCGAAAAAGGAGAAGATGCCGTCGGTTCCCTGCCGGAGGGAATCCGCAGAAACCGAGAGGCCGCTGCCGAGACCATAGAGAACAACGTGCGGCGGCTGATCATTGACGAGATGGCTGTCAATCCCAGGTACTACGAGAAAATGTCGGAATTGCTTGACGCCCTGATTGCTCAACGGAAACAAGAGGCTCTGGATTACAAGGAGTACCTGAGAAAGATAGTCGAACTTACCAGGCAGGCAGCAAACCCCGGTTCGGATCGATCTGCTTATCCGAATCCTCCCATCAGCAGTGCGCCGCTGAGGGCTCTCTACGACAATTTGGAGGGGCTCCAAGTGGACCCGACAACAAACGCCACCCCTTCCTATCAGTATGGTGGCTCATCGCAATTTGAGGCCCGGACAGGAATGGCCCTGGCGTTGGACGCCGCTATTCGGCAAGTAAAGAAGGATAATTGGCGGGGAAACAGGTTCAAAGAACGAGAGGTGCGTAACGCGATCAAATCCCAACTGGGAGAGAACGAAGATCTTGTGAACAAGATTTTCGAACTTGTGAAGAACCAGCATGAATACTAAACAGAAGACCATGGAAGTTGGAGGAATTCCCGTGGAGGTTGTCCACAAGGACATCAAGAACCTCCATGTGGGTGTTTACCCTCCGTCTGGTCGAGTTCGTGTTGCGGCCCCTTTGCGCCTGGACGACGAGGCCGTGCGTCTGGCTGTCGTGTCGCGTTTGGGGTGGATCAGACGCCAGCAAGCTGCGTTTGTAGAACAGGTGCGTCAGTCCGAGCGGGAAATTGTGACAGGGGAAAGCCACTTCTTCGCTGGGCATCGATATCGTATGGATGTGATAGAGTCCAATGAATCCCCAAAAGTGAAATTGCTGAATAATACGACTATGGAGCTTCGTGTTCGTCCGGGGACCTCCAGAGATGGGCGTGATGCCGTCCTTCAGAAATGGTATCGGGCGAAACTCAAGGAACAACTGCCGAAGTTGATCGCCAAGTGGGAACCGGTGGTTGGGGTTTCTGTCGTGGATGCCCGGATTAAGAGGATGAAGACCCGATGGGGTAGTTGTAACGCTGAGGCCGGTCGAATTTGGTTGAATCTGGAGTTGGTCAAGAAGCCGGCGGCCTGCTTGGAATATATCCTTGTCCACGAGATGGTCCATTTTCTCGAAAGACATCATAACGATCGTTTCCGAGAACTGCTCGAGGCAGCCATGCCGACTTGGCGATTGCACCGTGAAGAATTGAACCGAGCGCCGTTGGCGCATGAGGCTTGGGATTATTGATGCTCATGAGTGGTTTCCGTTGTGTGATATCTTCATGCCAAGACAGTTAGGAGCTGCTTTTGAAAATTGATGTTTATTGCGACGAAAGCCATCCAGACCTCTTTGCTTCTGGGGGCTCAGAGTTTTCTTTTATGGTCCTCGGTGGACTTTGGTGTGCCCGTGGATTTCGAGACCAATTCAAGTCGGAAATCCACCATCTGAGGGATAAACACCAATATGGGGGAGAATTCAAATGGCAAAAAGTCACGCCAGCCAAGGCGGGGTTTTATCTAGATTTGATCGATTGGTTTTTCGACAAAGGGGACGATCTAAGATTCCGATGCATCGTAATTGACAAGAATAAGGTAGACCTTGCCAAATACCACGACGATGACCAGGAACTGGGGTTTTATAAATTCTACTATCAGCTCTTGAAACACTGGATAAAGCCGAGTAATAGCTATCAGGTCTTTCTGGATTTCAAAACAAATAGACAGCGAGATCGACTCGACGTCCTTCACCGTTGTTTGGGACATGCATGTCCCAATTCCGAAGTAATCGGGGTTCAAGCAATTCGATCACGCGAATCGGTCCTAATTCAGGTTGCCGATTTTCTTACGGGTGCTGCTTCTGCCAGCCTCAACAGGTCTATTTTATCTAGCGACAGTAAGCGAAAGGTAATTTCTGAAATTGAAAGTCGGTTGGGCGGTGGAATTCGGTCAACTGTAAAGTGGGAAAAGAAGTTCAATGTGTTTGCGATTCAACTGAACGGAGGCTGGTGAATGGGGCGCCGGCCAGCTCTGGTCGAATATAATTCGGTGCAGGAATATCGAAACTATTTCGAAGAGGTCTATTGCCAAGGCCCGATCGAAACACATGACGGGATCTTGGTACGGTTTCGTAAACAACAATTCGACCATGCCTTCTTTGAGTCGATTGCCGGGGCTAAAGACAGCGTTTTTTCAAATCCACGCGCTCAGCGCGTCGATTGGATCAAGTGGACCTTGGAAAACCCCAATGCCGAATTGTATGTTGGTTGGGACAACAAACGGAAACGGACGACTCCCAACCGGCGTGTGGCAATTGTGAACGACGACTATGTTGTCATAATCCGGTTGGGCCGCGGTGATCGAGCTGAGTTTGTAACGGCTTTTGTTGCGGACCACGGGACGATTGGGAAGATTAGGCTAAATGGTCGATGGGCAAAAAAATACCGCTGATTCGCCAGGCGGGCTCAGCGGTAAAGCCTTTAAAGATTCCACTGCCGCTGGCAGAGAACTAATGTAAATCTACCAGAAGTTATCGACAGCGTCAACGAGTTCCTTTAGCTTTATTTGGTGCTGTGGCTTCATTTCGATGATGTAGACGCTGTAACTTGTTTTTGTAAAGCAGGTTATCATCGTTTGGAAAATATCGGTCCAGACCAGTTTGTTTGTGGGCTGAATATCGTCTTCTGGAATCAGGCACGCATTTTCTTGCAATATGAATCGATGCACACTATTTTGACCGAACAAGCTTCCCAAGAGTTCGATAAGGGTATCGATCGGGGAGCCAAATGTTCCGGTCTACGAATAGAGCTCTGATTCGGTAACCCGTACCAGATCTCGATCGTACGCCGATCATGAACAAGGACCTTCTTCACGAGGCGGCGAAGAAGGTCCTTTTTCTGTGGGTTGGTCCCCTCCGTCATCACGTTTTCCAGCTCATCCAACATCCCTGCGAGCATGTTCTTGTCGATGGCTTCGATATCCAGCTGCTTCCGCCTTGTATCCAGGTCGTGTTTTTCAGCCTGAAGTTCGGCGATCCGGGCGTTCAGGTCGTCGACCTTCCGGGTGCAGACCTCTGGCTTGAGGGTCTCGGCTTCGAAGGCTGCGAAGTAACGGTCGATCGTGGCCCGAGCCTTGGTGATCTTGGCCTCGACGTTGGCGATCTCTTTCTCCAGCGATGGCTTCTCGGCACAAAGACGAACGTTGGCCTCCGCCCAGATGCGGGCCAGGAAGGACTCGTCCTGAAGTATGGCTTTGATGTCCTTCAGGATTGCACTTTCAAGCAGGTCGGCACGCACGTAGTCCTGGTCGCAGTCCGCTTTGTTCATCCAGCGTTTGTTGCAGATGTAGTACGGGAACTTCTTGTCCTTCTTTTGGGTACTGACGCCAATCATGTGGGATTTGCAACGGGCGCACTTGATGATACCGGTGAGCAGTCTTTCCTCTCCGTTGTGGAAACGACGTCCATTCAGATCGCCAACTCGAGTCTTCATGATCGCTTGGGCTTTATTGAAGATGGTATCAGAGACGAGAGCCTGGTGATTACCCTCGTAGACCGCATCGTTCCAGCGGAGCTTTCCGATATAGAGCGGGCTTTTGATGATGTGCAGGATGACCCGCTTGTCCCATTTCTTGCCGCTACGTTTTCGGTGGCCCGCTAGGTTCAACTTTCGGCAAATCGTGTGCGTGCCTTCATGGCCGAGTGAGTACATCTGGAACATTTTCCGGACGATGACTGCTTCTTCCTCGTTGATGATCAATCCCTGTTCGGGGTCGAGTTGGTATCCGAACGGCACGACCCCTCCGACCCAGGCCCCGCTCTTTGCCTTCTTTTCCATTCCGACCTTGGTACGCTCAACAATGGTTGCGTGCTCAAACTCGGCAAAGACCCCCAGCATCTGGAGCATCATCTTGCCGGCTGCGTTGGCGGTGTCGAACGGCTCGGTGATGGATTTTAGGACGACGTGGTTCTTGGTGAGTTCGTCCACCATGAGGGCGAGTTCCCGAACCTTGCGTGACAAGCGGTCGACGCGGAAAACCAAGAGCGTATCGAAGGCCTGGGATTCGGCGTCGAAGAGCATCTCCTCGAGACCGGGGCGGTTCATGTGAGTGCCGCTCTCGGTGTCGCGGTAGATTTTGTGGAGGCGCCAGTCGTCGCCCCACTGGGATTTGCAGAAGGCTTCAAGCCGCTCGGACTGGGCACCGAGGGAGTATTTCTGGTGGTCCTCGTCGGTGGAGATCCGGATGTAGAAGGACACACGGTGTGGGGTCTGATGACGTTCTTGCAAGTGTAACCTCCTAAAAAACATGCACTTGGGGAGGATTTAGCCCCATTCAGTCCTACCTCTGAACTACCCTCACATCAAGGCAATCCAGATAGTAAAGGGCTGCTTAGTGTCCCAGACCGGGACAACTAACGGTGCATTCGACCGAAATCGAATCGGCTTCGGTGTGTTTCTCAGGAGGTGAACCTGGATCAGGCCTGGGGCACCAAGAGGGCGTGGGTCTTGATGAGCTCAACCTTCGGGTCCAGTTCGACGGACCGGCCAATGACCCTGGCATCAAGAACACGGCGGACGCACTGACCGATCTGACGGTGGAGGGTCCACCTTAGATCATCGTTCTCTTTCCCTGAAGGGTCGGTGATGGCGGCCTGATAGTCTTTCCGAATGGCCAAGTCATCCCTGATCTGTCGGAAGACGGACAGGGTAACGTCCTGTGGAAAACTGTCCTTGTTCGGGTATTGGTTCGTCAGCCACTGTGCGATCTGTTTCAGCAATTCCATCCTGGGATTGGCGTCCATTCCTATCTCCTTTCGAAGTCCGGCCTCCACGATATCTGCAAACGTGAGACCAAGTGACACGGCTTTCAGCTCGGTGGCTTCCACTACTTGGCGGGGCAATCTGACCGACTTGACTACTTGCTCGTCCATGATTTCCTCCTGATTGTGACACAACTATAATCAAGCGTATTACACTTGTCATGCGTAATAGTGTCATGTCGGTCGCCGAGTTATATATCAGAAGAAGTCCAAGATGAACACACCTCTATTCTTCGAACTTGACACCTAACGATCGTTAGGGGATATTCCACGGGTTTCGGCCCTCCCAAAGGAGAACCAAAACATGGCAAAACTTGAATCTAGACTGCCAACGCCCCGGCAGCTGGAGATCCTGGATTGGATAAAGACCTTCATCCACGGTCATGGCATGCCTCCGACGGTGCGTGAGATCGGGAGCGCCTTCAACATCAAGAGTTCCAGTGTTTTCGACTTGTTGAAGGCGTTGGAACAAAAAGGGCATCTTCGCCGTGGTGGTCTTGGGGCCCGCTCTCTGGTCCTCGAGGGGCACGGCCATCATCATGAGTGCAGTTGCGAAGAGGTCAGGGTAGTGGGGCGAATCCGTGCCGGCCACCTCATCGAGGCGATCGAAGATGACTGCGGTACCATCACTGTGAAGCGGGCTCTCCTCCGCGGCTGTGAGGCTTTCGCGCTGCGAGTCGCAGGCAGCAGTATGATCGAGGCCGGGATTCTTGATGGTGATTTTGTGGTCGTGCGGAAGCAGGAGACTGCCGACGACGGAGATATCGTCGTGGCACTCATAGAGAACGAGGCAACGTTGAAGCGCCTGTATAAAGATTCGGACGGAGTGCGGCTTGAGCCCGCTAACCGAGATTGGTCCACTATCGTTGTACGGTCAGGGGAATTCAGGGTTCAGGGTAAGGTTATAGGCGTACAGAGACTACTAGACTAGACACTTCGATAAGTAAGGAGTGATTTATGGCAAGCGAATACGCACAAAAACAGTATCTCAGACAAGCAGAGATCGTGTTGCTCAGACAATACTTTGAGGCACGAGGCGAACTCGACAGTCTGAACTGGGAAGACCTATCGGAGGCGGACGTCACCCCAATACATGAAGCATGGCAGATACTCCCCGAGCTGTCTCTGGCTGAAATCGATGACGACTTCAGAAGTATTTTTGATCTCGCTTCTACGGACGGCACACGAACTCTTATCGAGGAAGGCCATTTCCACAAGATCGATTTGAAACCTCATCTCGACGCCCAAGAAGGTTTCATCAACAAGGCATTTTGGGTGTTTTTGAATCACAGGAGGGTTTTTGACGTCGCCCACATTCTGGATCGTTCAGACCATTTCAACCGACGATATTGGCGGAAGCGAAAGGGTCTTCCGAAGAAGAAACCTGATCTGTCACCGGCTGCAATCACCGAGCTGGAACATTCGATTTCCACGTACTATAGAGAAAAGCAAGGGCGCGGCAGGCACTGTCATGTCGACAAGTATCTTCGAGGCAATCGCTACCATTACTTTTTTGCTTATCCGCAGGACTACACGGACACCTTCGTTGGTTTCGACGGTGATGGAAAATTTGAACGTAAACGTCAGAATCCGGCTTTCGAGGTGGTATATGTGTATGATCCCGATGACGGTACCCTCGACCTATATGCTCAGGGGGGGAAGGACATTAAGAAAGACTTGCAGGAACTGTTTGCGCGGACGGTTTTACATGAGGAACTCGGAGAAGAGGACAGCAATTCGCAGCCTTACGAACTAAACCCACTGAAGAAACGCAGCTTTAAGTTTCCGACCGACCCAGCCGATCGTGTCATTGAGGTCAGAATCAAGGAGCTGCGCCTGTCTATTGTCGGTAGCGCGCGCAATCGGATCACGTTCGAAGCAACGCCGACCGGCGCAACAGACGAGATTTACGGATTTATTGAGAAGGCCCTCCACGAAGACCGGCTTCCTATGGCAATGGTAAACGTGAGCTCTGCCGTGATCCAGGTTCGCTTCGATAACACCGGAGGAAAGGGAAGAGCGACGAAAACTGTGACGTTCCGAATCTCCTATCCCGATTCCTGCAACCTCAAGGACAAACCAGAGCACTTGATTGTGAAGAAGTACCTGAAGGTGTGGGGGATTGAACGTGCTTGACCCGCTCAAGGTTGTTTGGTTGCGTGCTGATGCGGACGAGGCCAGGATCGATGGCGACGAGGCCATAGAATGTGGTATCGGTATCATCGACCTGTTGGTCAACGCCGGCCTGGTCCACCGCGCTGAAAATGCCCGCTGCATTCCATGCGATGCCTGCGCTGAGCACCATTTGGAAGAGGTTACGTCTATCGAAAGCCCCCAGGGCGCTCAGGTTCGTTCCTATATCTACTGCCCTGAGCACGGTCGTGTCTTCGTTCACCCGGAGAGATTGAAACAGTGGGTTGTGGATTTCGAAGGTTTAGCGAAGGCTGCGGCCATAGGGCTGGAATTGGCTGGTGACATCGAAGATATCATTGCTGGCAGGCTATGGTATCTCGGCAAGAGAACGATCGGCGGAAGGACGCGCGAGGTTTTTCTGGCTAGAGGTACGACAGCAAAGGACGCGCCTGATATCTTTGGCCCATGCGAGCGGCTGAACGCGTCTAGTGCCGCGGTACTCATGGTTCCCGGAGAAATGCCGTCAAAGGATATGTGGACCAACGATTCACTATCTGTCATTCCGTTTAAACTCGTCGCAAGAATGGAAGATCGGAGCCTTGTTTTCGATCAGGATCACGTTGAGGGTCTGCTCGCCGGGGGACACCGAAAGGCTCCTGTGAAAGCCCAGAAATCTTTCCCAACACCAGCAGGAACAACATGGGAAGATGTCAATGTTTGGGTCTCGGACCATGACACTACAATCGAGATCAAGCGCTTAAGCCGTGTTTTTACCTTCCAAGATGCGGGTTTCGAAGAAAAACGGAAACGAGGTGTGCCAGATGCCAAATGGGCCCTTTTAAAAGTGTTCGCTATGCACGGCGGCATTATTCCGTTTGACGGATCAGAATTAGACCATGGTACGCAAACAAATCTTAAGCAATATGTCAGCGTCCTCCGTCAGCGAATAAGAGCCCTGATCCCCGGCATCGATGGCGACCCGATTCCGTATGTCAAGGACGAGCGATCCTACAAGATGCCTTTCAAGATTACGAGTAGGGAGGGCCTAACCTTCCCCGTGTCCTACCCAAAAAATCCATCTTGCCCCGGAACCCGCCTCTGATTTCAGGATACCTTAGGAATCCAAGGCTTTCAATTTTTTCAGGCCAGGAAACCATGGGCCGTCATCCCCA